GGGTTTCCGCTTCTTTACTAATTAAAACATATAACTCAACTCCTCTGTGCCAAGTTTTATTCATGGCCTCTCCATATATGTTTACTTTTGTTTCATTTATATTTATTTTATATAAAACGCAAGTTTTTTCAATTACTTTTTCTACCAATTCTCTGGCAACATTTCGTAAGAAACTTATATCTCTACCTACTAAAAACTTTGGCATATTATCCTACATATAATTTTAAAGGAACTTTTCTTAACATTTCTTGCTGATGGTCTGATTCGTGTGCTTTATTTTCCATCACTTTAATTCTACTCAATTCTTCAAGGTTTTCTCTTAATTGAGTAATAAGTGCATCTTTTTCTACTTGCGCTTCTGCTCTTAATGCCGCACCATCTAATTGAACTTCACCATCTGGAATTGGAACTGAATTATATTTTTCTCTAATTGCTCCCAATAATTCTTTTGATAAAGCAAGTGTATATTTTCTAATCCATTGTTTTCCAACATCATTAATATTTGCATATTGAATAAAATCATATGGAATATCAGAGTAATCCGAAAGTGAATCCGGTTGAATCGTTTGTGAATCATGTTCAAATTCATCTCTACTTATATAATCAAAATATATCTTCTTAACCGTACTATTTGTCGGTACAGGAAATATTTCTATTTTATTATCTACAATATTGAAGGTGTGTGCCGATTTACGAATATGGTCATTAAATTCAATATGTTGCATTCTTAATATATCCTCATATATTGGCATCATTAAGAATTGTGCTGCTGGTGAATAGTTACCAAATCCCAATTCGGAAATCAGATTCAATGTTCCCTGTGCACCTACTGAATATGGGTCGAAGAATCTTGTAATAGCAGGAATTGCTTCATGGTAAACTCTCATAACATCAATTGTAGAACTTCCACTAAATATATTTGCAAAGTTTTTGTTTTGTTGTAAATCAATTGAACTTGACATTAAATTATATCTTTGTACAGATTCCGTAAGTTCTATATATGCTTTTCTTATTTCCGTTGCACCACCTACTCCCGCTAATGTTCCATATTGTTGGGACATACGAACAGCTGTTGGTAGAAATGAACCCTCAACAAGTGTTTGTGAATAATTTAAAACTTTACCCTTTGGTTGTCCTTTAAGAATATCAAGGTTATTACGAAGGTTAAATTGATTTACTTGAGCTGAATATTCCGAAACTGATTCTTCAAAACATGCCCAAATTTGTTGATTATCCAATTCTATATTTACAATAGGATATCCCAATCTTTTTGCAACCCATGTTGCAGTTTTAGGTGCATCGCTTCTAAAATCAATATCAGAATCATACAATCCAAATGGAGTTGCCTGTGATAAAGCTACTGATGCGGAAAATTCCGATGCTGATGAACCTGACCAATAATTGTTATATGACATTTATTAAAATTTATAGAGTTATACTACTATAAATATGAATTATATAAATAAAAAAAGGGAAAGTATTTCTACTCTCCCTTTTTCTTTATTGTAAGTTTATTACTTATCTAATCTACTCAAAGATTATAGAGTGTCTAAACCATCAACGATAATCTTACCGTAAAACTCTGGTCTTACCATTTTCTTAGCGTATCTAGTCATAACACCTCTTCTTGGAGTGAAGTTTACTGGATCATAAACTAATGGAGTCATAATCAATGGTACATATGGTGCGTAAACTGCTCCTGTTTCGAAGAAGTTAGAACCTTTGAAGCCCATTAAGATTACGTTCTCTGTCATGTATGGGTTTTTGTAAACATCATATCTGTTAGAGATTGAACCGATGTTAGTTACACCTGCAGCAAATTGTAAAGCATCTTTACCAGGATTTGCAGAGAAACCGTTCATTGATTCTAAAATAGTAGCTACGTTTGGAGATACAACGATAAAGTTTGCACCACCTCTCATAGTTAATTGGTGAATCTTGTTAGAAACTTTTTGTAATTTAATACCTAAAGTTTGATACCAAGTGCTCTTTGTGTAAGCGCCTGCTTGAACCGAGTTAGAATCAACTGCGAAACCAGAACCATTAAAATCGTATCCAACTTTTGCAGACCAATATTCAGTTGAGAATGCATTTTGCTGTAACATCTCAAGGATTTCTAAATCAATCTCCAAAGAGATGTATTCAGATAACATTTGAGTTAATTCAGCTTCAGCATCTACTGAATGGTATGCATTCAAGTCTTGTGCTAATTCTGGAGTCCAAATTGCTTTCAACTTACGAGTTTTAGCAACGATTGGTTCAGATTTTAATTCTAATTCGATTTCTGGAATACCGATATCAGCCTGTCCTCTATCTTCAAAGTCACCTCTTGTGATATCAGTTGGTTGTGCGTGGTATGCTAATGAAGTCTCTACCGAGTTATCATTACCTAAACCTGTAGCTGCTGCTACGAATACTACGCTAGAACCAGAGATGTAAGTTGCTTCAGGGAAGAAAGTTACAGAACCAGTCAATGAAGTTGGTTCGAATGCTCTAATACCATTGTGGTCTGCACCTGCTGGCATTGAAATTGCGAATTTCTTCAAAGTGTTACCTGTATATGCTGCAGCTAAAGTTGCATTACCTAAATTGTAGTTTAATTCTGCTAAAGAAGCTGTAGTTACAGTTGCGATAGATGCAGAAGTTAAATCGTTGATTGTATATCCAAATCTACCTGCTCCATAAAGACCACCTGCAGCTGCTTGAGTAGAACCCAATTTGTTACCTGCTGGAGATAAAGAATCTTTACCGAATTCACCACCGTTACCAAACAATGATTGACCATTGAATGATGGGTTACCTGCTTGGTCAGTACCATATTTGAAATCCATATAGAAAATCAAACCTGATGGTAAGTTCATTGGTTGTACAGAAACGAATTCTTTAGATGCAATTGAACCAAAGATTCTTCTTACCAATGGAAGAGCTACACCAGCCCACTCTTCTGAACCTGCTGAAGTACCAGTTCTAGTAGCTTCATCAAGTAATTGTTTTGCTTGGTTTTCAAGCATTACTGCCATACCATGCTTTGAAGTTTCTGAACCTGCTCCTTCGAGTAAGCCAGTCTTCTCCCACTTTGCTTTCAAACCTCTAGTTTGCTCAAGCATTAATGACTGTGGGTTTTTTCCTGTCATAATTTGTTTTAAGTCCATTTTAATTAATTTTATTTTTTGTTAATTACTTAATAATACCTGCTAACTTCTTAAATCTGTCAGAAAAATCAGCTGATTCAGCGATTACTGTTTTTGCTGCTGCTGGCTTTGTAGATTTAACTGCTTTGCTAGCGATTCCTTCAGAAATTGATTTTTTAGTAGATTTGTTAGATACTGAATATTTGAAATTCTCTGCTAATGTAGAGTAAACCAATTTAACTTCTCTAACCGATTTTGTTCTATCCAAAGTTTCGATAACTTTAACTTTCTGTTCGTTAGTCATGTTATGAGCTCTGAATAATTTGTTTGCGAATAAAAGTTTTGCATTCAAAAGATTAACTTCGTTGATAGTTTTTTGAAGAGATTTGATGGTTTTGTAAGCCTCGTTAAGCTCTTTTTCCATTTCTTCTTTGTCTTCTTCTTCATCAACTTTTTCTTTGTCATCTTTCATGTCTGCTTCCATTTCACGAAGAATTTCTTCTAAATCAACAACTTTTTCGTCATCTTCTTTAGATTCTTCTTCATTGGTTACAACCACTTTAGGGTCCTCACCTTTGTCTGTACCAGCTTCTGAACCATCTGCCAAGTTTTCATTTTTTTCTTCCTTGTCATCTTCTTCTTCAGCTTCATACATACCTTCTTCTTTTTCAGAATCTTCATCACCTAATTGTGCTTCTAATTCTCTGATGATTGCTTCTAAATCCATGTCATCTTCTTCTGAATCTTCTTCAGAATCCATACCCATGTCCATATCATCACCATTTTCTTCTGAATCGAAATTGAATTCATCATCTGAACCCATTTCATCATCAGCTTCCATTTTTGGTTCTTCATCAGCCATTTGGTCATCACCTGCTTCTAATTCTGCTAATCTAGCTTTTAATTGTGCGATTTCGTTTTGCTTTGCAGCTTCTTCATCATCGCCCATTTCCATACCATCTTCTTCGTTGATATCTGCTACTTTTTTGAAATCTGCAACTTGAGCTCCTGGCTCACCTGATGCAGTTTTTGTAGAACCACCTTCGAATTCGGTATGTGCGTCTAATTTAGGATTAGAAGTAGAAGAACCAATGCCTGTTGAATCTAATTCCTCATCTACTTTTTCTGCATCTTTCTCGTCCGTTGCTTCAGCTTCTGCTCTTAACTTTTGAGATAAGATAGACTGAAGTCTTGGAGTGAATGCTTCTTCAAGCGCGAGTTTTGCGTTAGCTAATGCAGTTTCTTTTACAGCTTTAGCATCGGCAATTGCTTCTTTCAATAATTTTGAATTTGCCATTGTTTTTCTCCTTAAATTTGTTGTGAAGTTATTCGGGAAGGAAACTCCAATAGATAATTGTCGGTTGTTCGGTCACACCTTATAAGAGAAGGGTATTCATTAACCAACTATGTTGTAATAATAAATCCCATATAGAATGGGATATTTGATAATAAATATAGTATTTTTTTAGAAAACTAAAGAATTAATATAAAAATTTATTTTTTCTTTTAGCATCTTCTATTTGTAAACGTTTTTTAACAGAAGGTTTTACAAACGTTTGCCTATCTCGTAATTGCTCAATTTGCTTTGAGTTCTGAACTTTTCTTTTGTAATCTTTGAGTGCGGATTCTATATTTCCACTCTTAACATTGATAATCAACATAACTTATTGTAGATTAACTAACTTGTATTTGGTTTGATAAAGTAAAGTTACAATCGTATCAATATCATTTTGTAACCAACTCATTTGTAATTTCTTATCTTCTCTCAATTTTGCAACTGCTGCTAATAGTTTATCAAAGTATGCAATAATATTTTTAATATCATTGTTTGTATCTAAACCACTTACCGATTGTAGTTTAATTAAACCATATTGACCTTGATATGCTTCAACCAACCCATCTATAATCCCACCAATAGTATCATAGTAATATTGTAATGCTTGATGTGCTGATAATGCACCTACACCTCTAACTCCAACATGAAATGTATGAGCCTGCGTTCTACTGTGTAATAAAAGTGATGCTAATTGTTCCATATTATTTTATAGCTTTTTCTAAATCTTTTACGGTTTTTCTTTGTAATTTAATATCAGAATACGCTTTAGTCATAAGTTTTATAAGTTCTTTTTCAAGTGCATCAATACCTCCACCTTCTTCAACTCTTTTATCATTTTTATATTTTTGTATTTCTTTTTGAGTTTCAGGATGTTTTACATATATTTCCGCCATTCTAACAGGTGTTGCTCCTGCGTAGTATGCATTATTTATTTTTTTAACAATATCATCACCACCCACATTCTTAACTATTTCTTTTTGTGCGGGTATTAACTTACTATTAAAACCATCTTGATAATCTGCTATTTTTTCAAAAACATTTGCTAACCACGTTGCTATAAAGTATATACCCAATGGTTCTAATATAAGACGAAGTAATCCCTCATTAAGTCCATTATTTTCTTGTGGCTTAATTATTTGTTTGGTTTTCCACTCATCTTTTATATGTTCGGATAACTTAATCATTATATTATTTAATTCCTAATCTTTGATGCATCTGTTGTTCGGTGATTTCTGCAATTTCAAAATATCTACCTAAAACATGTCCCATATCTTCGTAAAGAGCTTCTAATCTTTGTTCTTGTGATTTTGCTTCAATCGCTTCTTTTTCAAATTTTTCTTGCAAAGATTTCAATTCTTTCATATTTCTTTTGATAGTAACTCTATCAAACCAATCACCACCTTCTCTCAATGTGTACTCTTGTGCAGCATCTGCAATTGCACCAAGAGTTTCTGCAACTTGTCTAATATCAGATTTTCTACTCATATTTTCTCTATGCTGGCCATAGGTAGAAATAATTTCTAAAAAATGTTTCTTAATTTCAGAAGGTAATTGTTGAAACTCTTCTGTTTCTTTTAATATATCTTTTAACTTTATCATAGTTATCTCTTTACAATTTTATTTCTTTTTAATCGTTGAACCGCTTGATTTAAGTCCGATGGAGTCATTCCCAATGCATCTATCAATTTTGCAATTACAAATTGTTCTTTTTTTCTTGATAAATTATAAGATTTGATAACCGTCAGTGCTCTATCTAAAAATCTTTCAACTTTTCCTGGCAACGCAGTATCCATATCATCCAATGCTTCTTTTTGTATTTCTCTACCAGGTATTAAATTTACTAACTTTGCCATTTTATTAATTTAATTCAATTATAATTTCTCTCATTAAATCTTGTGCCTTACACCACTTACCACATTCCTCTGCCACCTTTGCCCATTGTTTACTTTCGTTCATAGGAGCCATAAATGCTCCATGCGTAGATGGGTTAGAAACAAAATCCCAACCTACTAATTCGAAATCTTCTTGTACCATTACTGTACCATCTCTTAATTCTTTTACCGAACCCAATCCTCTCGATGAAATACCTAAACGGATATTATTTTTTAATAATTCTTTTAGAATATTACCAGATGGTGTAGAAAGAATTTCAACCTTCCCCATTACATCATCACCATCCCACCAAATTTCTCTAATATTATGTGATACATTTTTTAAGTTGATTACAGGAGAATCTGGGTGGTCTAATTCACCTAATGCTCTTCTTTCTTTAATAAGTTGGCCATATTTCTCACATTCTCTCATTAAGATTTCTTTTGGATATCTTCTATTATTTTGATTTGGAGCCCCTGCTCTTTGAAGAATTCCCTGAACCAAATATGTTCCATTTTCTTCTTTAACGAGCTTCGCTTCAAACAAATGCGTTTCTATTAATAATCCTTTATTCATCTTTTTAAACTCTTTTTAACTTTATCAACTGACTTGTTACCCAAATCGCTCCACGATTTTATTAGAATAGTTTTTAATTCATTTTTTAACTCGGTTTCATCAATTTCACTATTTTTTGAATCAACCATTTTTACTATTTGGGTTTGGATATATCCCAATTTTAAAATTTTATCTGCAGCTGCGTTATCCATTTCACCACTTTCATCTACTATTTTAGATATATCAGCGATTACGTTTTTATTTGTTGATATTGAATCTAAAATCTTCTTAACAGCATCTTTATAATCTGGCTTTCCAGAAAAATAATTCATTCCTTTTTTAGCCAATTCATAAAGATAATAAAATATAATCTTACCGATAATTATACTACTTAAAGTAGATATAATTCCCAAAGCAAGGTTCTCATTTATTTTTTTTTTTGTTCGTTTTTAGCTCTTAATTGTGCTAAATCGGAACCTTCAATCTCACCATCTTTATCGACATCAATCTGCTTTTGCTTATCGGTTAATTCTTCTGGTAAACCAGTTAATCTACCTTCCGATTTTGCTTTTGCAGCTTTATCAACAGCTTGGAAAAATTTTACTTTTTCTGAATCAGACATATCAGGAATAGATTTACCTGTTTTATCTAACATATGTTTGAACAATTGTTGATAATCACTTTCTTCTTTTACTACTTGCTTAATAAGCTCTTTTAATTGATTTATATCCATTTTACTCTGATATTTGTCTGATTTTTTGGTCTAATTTAATTAATCTTTCCTTTATAGCATAAATATGACTATTTGTTCTTTTCCAATAAGATTTATTATCTACACCACTTTCGTTTTTAATTTTACCATACCAATTAAGAAATCTTTCCATTTCTTTTAATTGTTTATTGATATTAGATATACCTCTACCAATCTTTGCCTGTGCCGATGATTCATCTTGTTTTAATGCTAACCAACGATTTTCATTAACAACTGTATATCCTGTTAAATCTGCTTGTTTTTTTCCTTTTTTCTTTTCATCACCAGGTTTAGCAAATGCATTAGGAGTATTATATCCCTGTACATTTCCTGTAACATTCATTTCATCAACCATTCTTTCTCTTACAAATTTACGAATAATTTCTTTGATTTTTTGAAGTTGTTCTTCTTTTTTATCAGGTAATCCTTTATGTGAAGTTGATGCGAAATCTTTTGCATCTTTATCAGACATTGAGTCAGCTGCTTTACTAATTTCAGGAGAAGGAGATTCCATATCACCTTTTTGTACGGCGTGAACCATACCCATAAATCGTTGTTGTGCTTTTGATACTGCTGGCATTTTTAAATAATTTATGATAAAATAATCAAAGTTCCTGCAGAAACTGTTACGGATGTTGGGTAGCAAGGGAATATTTGATGGTTATCCAATGAAGCTAAACTTAAACTTCCACCACCTGCTAATGTTAAACTTCCACTACAATTAGCTTCACCTTTCATGACACCCCATACGTTTGGGTAGGCTGAACCTTTTCCTAAACTGGTTGAGCCGGATACGAACTCTATTTTATATGCTCTAAAATTTGTACTCATTTTTATTTATTTAAACTATTTCTTAATTCATTTAACAATTCATAAGTCATCATCATTGCGGACAAATGTTGTTCCTTAATTTTTTTAACTGATTTTATTTTTTTAATATTTGCAATAGTTTCGGCTAATTTAATTTTAGTAACTTTATCAGAAATTTTAGAACCTACGGTTTTTAAACCGTCAATTAATTTAGAAACTTCGTTTGAAACATATTCATTTAACTTACCAGTATTATTTATATTATTAATATATTCTCTTAATAACCCCTTTTGTTCTGTTGTAAGGTTTTTATATTTGTTATTAAATGATTCCACTAATAATTTATATGATACTGCTCTTAAATCTTCATCTTGCTTTTTGTATTCTTCTAAAACAGCATCTTTTATTTTTTGTTCTTTATTTTGAATAGATGTGTTTATAATATTCTCCGCAATTGTAAATCTAGAAGATACTATATCAGTTGGTTCGTATTGTTCATCGGTTATTGTTATTTCAAATAATTTGTAAATAGATGCCAATACTTTATAATTAGATACAGGTGATTTTACAAATTCATCAATATCGTATTTTTCTTTAATTTCTTTAATGAGGTTATATTTTTCCTTCATTAACTTTTTTTCATCTAATCTTTTTCTAGCTTCTAAAATTGTAGTTATGAATTGGTCTGCTTTCGATTCGGAATTATATTTTTCATTAACAAGATATTGATATAATTTCAATTCTTTTGATAATTCCTTTTTACCATTAAAATTTTCTTTTAAAATAGTTTCTGCTACAGATTTATTAGACGAAATTATTTCCGCCGTAATCTGTCTTACAAGCAATTCAAAGATAAAACCTGTATTTTTAAATTTCGAATGTTTAATTTTTTTCATCAATTGATATAATTAATCAGATATAAATATATTTTTCTATTGGTTTATTACTCTTTATCCAAATTCTCTGTCAAAATCTTCTTTTTTCCACCATTCATATCTTTAAAAACTTCAAAATATGAATTTTTTCTTGGTTTATATTGAACAGAACCTTCTTTTTGTTTAAGAGTTTTAATTCCCAATGGGTCTCTGCCCTCCGGATGGTCATCTTTACCATATCTTACAGAATCTTTTGGTCTACCCACTCCTTCCTCTTCTAACTCTTCTTTTATTTTTGCAATTTCTTCTTCCACATTTGTAGGTCCTTCTGTTCCGGTTTCTTTTGCAGGGTCAACACCTTGAGTTTCAATTGATGTTAATCTGAATTGTTGTTTAACATCTTCTAATACCTGTAATGTCATTTCATCTTGTTCATCCTTAGCCATATTAAGAATAGTTTGATACATCCACTCTTTTGAAACCATTTTAGTTTGTTGCATTTGTTGAATTAATGCAACCTTTGATGTATATAATTCAACTCTTTCTTGTTCATATATTTTGGATGGTATTGTTAATTCTAAACTGAATGAAGTTAATTTTTCATCATCAATACCTTGTGCATACAAATGTACGATTGCAATTTTTGTTAATTCTGAAACCATAATTCTTTGTATTCTTTCTATGGTTTTTGCAAAACGAACATCCATTCCTGCCAATGTTGCCTTACCATTTGTTTCTTCTTCGTATCCTAAAAATGCTTTTGGAATTTGAAGTGCTGCCATTAACTTACCTTTTAGGTAGTTAATATCATCAATCATATTATATTCCAAACCTTTAAGGGTATCAATTGAAGTACCACTATCACTACCACGAACTGGCATATAATAATCTTCGATAAGATTTTGTATGTTATATTTTAAGTTGTATTCTCCTGTTCTTTCATCAACAAATGGAACTTTTTTAGAGTTGTTGATAATTTTTTGCATGTAGTTATCTACCTCATTTGGTGGAATATTACCAACATCAATTTTAAATATTCTTTTTTCAGGAGCTCTCATTACTCTATGAATCAACATAGCATCTTCCATAAGAGATAATTGCTTCCACACTCTTCTACCACCTTCAATCATTGATTTACCATATGGAAGAAAGTTTGCATCACCATTTAAACGGAAGTGAGCTACTTCATAATTTTCATATTCTTTTTTTGCCGTTTGTCCTACTGCATTATATGGATTTTGATAAGGTGCGTATACAAATTTAACTCTTTGTGGGTTTGTTGGGTCAAATCCCTCAATTCTACTCATTTCGTATGTAGACATTGGAAGTACATTTATAATACCTAGTCCTTCTGCCATTTCCAATTGTAAATAGAAATCACCATATTTAACCAAATTACGAGTCCACATCCAAAGATTGTGTTCTACATTTAAAATGTCATAAAAAAGATTTTCAAGTATTTGTTTTATATTATCATCTTCGTGATGAATTTTAAGAACATTTCCAAATTCATTTCTAGCTGTACACTCATCCGCATATGTATTAAGTGCCGCTGAAATGATTGGGTCCATATCCATTGAATCGTAATCTCTAAAGAGGTCAATACGAACTTGTTGATATGCTAATCCAGATTCTACTCCGCCTGCATAATTTGAAACTTTTAATTTCATAAAACGGTCCACAAGATTAGTAGTCATTGATTGATACTCATCGGTATCAACGACTTTTACTCCTTCAGGTGTTTTACGAACAATGGTATTGGTTGAAAATAGTTTTTGTAACCTACCAAATATTGATTTATCTGCCATTTATATAAAATTTTTTATAATATACGAAAATTTTTTGGGTTTACCAAATTACCATTTACGGCAGCTCCAGTATCTTGCTTTATGTCTTGGTCCTGGACTATCACAATTATGTCTTGCTCTAAATGATTTTCTAGCAGCAGGGTTGGATTTTCTTATTCTCATTGTTTTTTCACCTTTGGATGCTGCGGATGAACCACCATGTCCAAAGTTTACCTTTACTACATTCCCAGCGGGATTTTTTACATATACTTTAAATTTCTTAACATCACCGGCCATTGGTTTACCTAACTTAACCTCTCTACCCTGATATTCTGCTTCAAATAAACATGAACAACCACCTTCGTTTAAAGATTTAGAATATGCTCTCATAAAAGAAATAAAATCTTCCATATCTTCATCTTCAACATCATATTCATCGGGCTCAACTGTGCCATAATTTATTTCACTATCATCATCTCTTCTTTCAGGATGATTTGGTAAATGACTATCTTCTTTATAGAAATTTACAGGCAATAAGCTAATTAGTTTCATTTCGTTTATATTTTCTTTTACAGGTACACAATTAGGAACCATTTTACCATTTTTCATTTTTCCACCAACCGCTTTATATCCATCCCAACAATCTTCACATAATCCATTAGAATCACCTTCATTGCAGGTTCTCCAACCACCACCTTTTGATTTGTAATTTTTTGCAGCCCATCCATTTGCATATGCTGATGGATAAACATCAAATTTGGATTTTGCTGCTGCTTTAGATGCTGCCCATTTACCTGCATCCGTTGGGCAATTCTTTTCTAAAAATAAATTTATTCTTTCTTCTATGTTCATAGTTTCATTTTTTGGTTTAGTTGAAACATATATTGGTGTTTTACCTTGGCCGCCACTATCTTTACCACCTCTTCCTGCATCATTTTGTGCAGCTCTTTTTCTTCTAGTTGCACTTTCTTTTTCTTTTTTGCTCATTCCGGCAGCTTTTGCAGCAGGAACACATTTTGCATAACCTTTCT